TCTTCTATGTCAGTAATATCTGTAAGAATATCTTCTGCAGTTTGACCTTCTTTTATTTTAGTTTTTTCATTATCAAACTTAGTTCCTGTTATAAATTCTACAATACCAGACATGTAAATGTTATATATTAACCATATATTTTATGCAGAACACATTTCACAGATTTCATCTTCAATACCTTCTTCCATTTTCCCTCCTAAATCTTTTTTCTCGGGTTCAATAGTAAATTGTTGTGCTTGATGTCTTGCTCTACGTCGTAAATAATAAATTCCAGTTTTCAATCCTTTTGACCAAGAATAAAAATGCATAGACGTTAAATTAGAATAATTCGGGTCTTCCAACCACAAATTCAAACTCTGGCTTTGGCACACAAACGCTCCACGGTCGGCAGCCATATCAATCAATTGTCGCATAGGGATTTCCCAAACAGTTCGGTATTTTTCACGAATTTCAACAGGTATTTGTTCTAAATGCTGGATAGAACCATTATTAGCAATAATATTGTTCTTCATTTTCTCATTCCACAAATCCAATTTCAACAAATCTTGCATCAAATATTTATTCGCTAAAATAAATTCACCCGCAATGGTACGACGATTGTAAATATTACTTGTAATAGGTTCAATGCATTCATTGTATCCCAATATTTGTGAGGTAGATGCAGTAGGCATAGGTGCCAATAACAATGAGTTACGTATTCCGCGTTCACGAATTCGGGATTTCAGGGCGGTCCAATCATATCGGTCACTGGGTTCAACACCCCATAAATCAAACTGTAATTCTCCTCGCGACGCGGGTGACCCTTTAAAACTGGAATAAGCACCACGATATGATGTATGAAGCAATTGTTCTTCATATGAGTTTATATGCCTACGTAATTCAACATCTTCATAAACAGATAATCTGTCACTAAAATCATCATACATTGCCAATGGTTCTAATAGTAAATATCTTTCTTCTGCGATTTCACAGCTTTGTTCTAATGCAGCGTGATAAATAGTTTCAAAAATATCCCGATTAATTAGTTTAGATTTGTCTGCAGAAAAAGGTAACCCCATCTGCATAAAAACATCAGCCAAGCCTTGTACACCAATCCCGATGGGGCGATGTCGCATGTTGCTTCGTTTGGTTTTTTCTGTGGGATAATAATTAACATCAATAACGCGGTTCAAATTATATGTAACAACTTTCGCGACTGTGTGCAATTTGTTATAATCAAAAGACATTATGCCGTCATCGTTAGATTTAACAAATGCAGGCAATGCAATACTTGCCAAATTGCATACAGCGGATTCTTCTTCGTTAGAATATTCAATAATTTCACTACATTGTGATGTTAACATTCCATTAAAAATACCAGCATTACGTTTCGGTTCAGTAAAACAATAGGTATCATCTGTTCTCAGGAAATTAACAACATGTTTGATTTTAACAAAGGTAGGTTGTGGGTTGTCTTGTATTTCAGTGGGTGTATTTATTAGAAAATTATTGTTATTAGGTGAAAACCCATTTTTCTTTAAAATATGAATATTTTCAATAGAAATTTCAATATAAGATTTTTTAATAGAACCCTTTGTCCGGAAAATAGGTACATTGATTCCACAACCCTGTAAAACACATTTTTGTCGGTGAAGGTCTTCAATCGTATGTGAATAAATTTGAATAGTATCGTTAGCAAAAGAAACAAGAGCTTTTTCATAAAAGTATGTAAACTCGGTCATACAAGCAGGTACAAATGGAAAGTTGCACTCCATTAACTTGTCGCCTTGTTTTAATTCTTTGGCTTCACGTAAATCAATATAAAGTCCATCCTCACTATGTACGAAAAACCGATGATATGGAGTACACCGCAAAATAGCCCCATCGTCAGTTTCAACGGAAATCAATTCCTGATTTGTACCAGTTTGATATACAGTTACCTTACTGAATTCTTGACCATTCCACACATTTACATCTTGGTCTTTTAATGTTTGTATTTCAACAGGTCCAGTATCTGTCAAGATAACCGTTTCGGGTGCAACACATAAATTGGAGGATTTGATTGTTCCCAAGTTTTGTTGATTGGATTTGCGGTTTGCAGAATCTTTATAACACAAATAGGGTGTTCCCGTTTCCATTTGTGCGTCCAAAACTTGAAACCACAAATTGCGTGCTTTCATGGTTTTTTTACCCCGCCCTGCTTGTTCATATGACTCATATAAGGTTACAAAGTCTTTGTTGTGAACATCAGCAAGTCCTGGACATTCATCTGGACACATCAATGTCCAATTACCGTCAGCTTTGACACGTTCCATAAATAAATCGGGAATCCACAATGCATAGAATAAATCACGTGCCTTCATTTCTTCATCCCCGTGATTTTTTCTCATTTGCAAAAAGTGTTCAATGTCTGCATGCCAGGGTTCTAAATAAATCGCAAAGCTACCATTTCGTTTTCCGCCACCATTTTTTACAAGCCCACTATGTGTCAAAAAATTATGGTGATAGTCATTATCTACCTCTATGTCAATTACCCGTCCCGAATAATTTCTTATACATTTGTTGCTATTTACAATACTAAATAAATATCCTTTATATTCAAAGAATGTAAATGACCCACTGGTGGTTAAATTTTTATGTTTGAATAAATCGCATATAATTTGTTTCTTTGGAACAATTAATATGTAAGAAATCTTTGTATTCCGTATTAAAGAGTTATATTTTGTTATATGGCTTTCATTTCTTCTATCACGGACAGACCCTGATGTTAAAATGCCTAACCGTAATAACATATATCTAATACTTTCTACAATACTCAATGATGTGATTTCTAATACAATTTGATAATCTTTGACTTTACCATCGGTTTCTAATACTCCTTTTATTATATTTAATATTTTTGGTTTTGGTAAATGTAACATATTTGGTATTACATATTTTTCTTTATTTGCATCATATAACATTTCATATGTAAATTTAAACATATTTGTTCGGGTCCATGTTAATCTTACATATTTATCATGTACATATGTGTATGTTATATGTATATTCATTTTAGTTAAATAGTTTTCTACAAAATCTATAGTGTCTTTCTTTGTATCTTTATTTAAAGCAACATACGCCAAATTATTAACACTTGATATATTTCCATCTCCAAGCATAATACCATAAAAACGACAATCATCTTCAGTATATTGTCCAATATCTTTTTCATATTTTGGTATAGGAAACCCGATAAAATCATTTTTATCAATCTTTTTTACTTCAATAAATTCAGGGACTAATAAATTACGGTCAAGTTGATTAATTATATCGTTAAAGCTTCTTTGATAATATATATTATTTTGAATAACCCACAATGGGTGCATATCTGTTAATTTTATTGGAGTAAGTGTATGTTTAACATCTAATATATACAAATCGCCATAATATTCATTATCTAATATTTTACCAATCTTATAATAATTACCATCATCGGCAACAACTTTATCACCTATTACAATATTTTTAATTGGTTTGGCCCCTTGCTTTGTATATACTATTGTTTCTGGGTCTAAACACTGATCGACATATTTTGCAGTATTATTAAAAACTTTCAACATAGGAACGATACCATTAGATGAGCCATTTGTTCCACGGATATGACTACCCGATGCACGAATATTATGAATATGTAACCCAATACCTCCAGCCCATTTGGAAATCATTGCACAATCCCGAAGTGTATTATAAATACCACTAATGCTATCATTTTCCATAGCTAATAAAAAACAAGAGGATAATTGTGGGTGTGGTGTTCCAGCATTAAAAAGAGTGGGTGTAGCATGTGTAAATAATTTATGTGACATGAGGTCATATGTCTCGCGAATTCGCACAATATCATCGCCATGTATCCCAATAGCTACCCGAAGCCACATATGTTGCGGTCGTTCAACAATCACCTTGTCTACTTGCATCAAATAAGCACGTTCTAATGTCTTACACCCAAAATATTCAATAAAATAATCGCGTTCATAATCACACATAGAATCAAATTCATCACTATTGGTAGAAACAATATTAAAAAAATCGTGGGTTATCAATGGACAGTGTTTATTATGATTGTCGCGATATTCATATAATTTTCGCATTACAGTTGTAAAAGAAGAATCTGTATTTTTATGATGGTTAGAAACAGTAATTCTTCCAGCCAAGATATTATAATCAGGATGAATACTTGACATAGAAGCACATTGTTCTGCAGATAATTCATCAATTTTGGTTGTAGAAATTCCTGAATATAATTGGTCAATAACTTTCATAACAAGTGAAGTATAATTGAGTTTAATATTCGCTTCCTTCCCTATTTTTTTTATTCGTGTTAAAATTTTATCAAATGAAACTATTTCTTGTTTACCATTGCGTTTTGTAACATACATTTCATCATCATTTAGTATATTTTCCTTACTCATACTGTATAATTTTGTATAATATAATACCAAATAAATATCTATATTGTTTTTATTTATTTTTATCACAACTGTTATTTTCTATTTATACATTATAATGCCTGGAAAATCTCTTTGCAAAGGTAAACGCGTAGGAAACCCTAACAAATGTAATAAAGTTCGTGGGTGCAAGGTTGCATCTGGTAAAAAGAGAACTTTTTGCAGAAAAGCAAAAAATCCTAAGAGTAAATCTACAAGAAAAACTCAAAAACGCAGTAAGAAATAAATATTATTGTAAATATATCAACATCAATATTTTGATATATTTTATAAAACGTTTCCATCATCATCTAATTTAATTAAACAAACAGGATTATCTACTTTAGAAAACACTGTCATTGGAATACCATCTTCACTAACGATTGACATAGACCGGTCTGTCACTTGTCGTTTTTTACCCGCTCTGTGTTCATATCCCTCTATCCGTTCTTTTACAATCGTATCCCACACATGTTGAATATGAGAAACTGCATTAGAAAACCACATACGATTTCTTGGAATAAATACACATGATATTTCATCCAAATACCAGTATTTTACAGAAAATAATACACGATTATCTACATACATATTTTTTTTTTGTATATCTATCCATTTATTAATATCACCTTTTTGTAATGGAATATCTAATGGCATGTACACATAATAAGGGATATTAGATAATTGTGTTTCTTCATTGATTACAGAAGGAGGTCTTTCAATAAAATGCAATATTATTCCACGATATTTGGGCAGAGTATCTATATAAAATTTGTCTTCAGTATCATATTCTTTAAACCGAGTTTCAACAAAATCACATTCGTCCAAGTCACAGGTTTCCATCTGTATCTGGGTTTGTATCCAATATTCCTCCTTTGGAATACCTGTAATATCACGATTTACTATATTCTTTATTTCTAACATGCGACCAAACCGTTTATTATCTGAAGCAATATTAATTCCATCGGGAGATGCTCCAATATATGAATATGTTGAATGAGGAATACAACCAAACTCACCCACTTTTGTGTCAAACATATCCTCATATATTTGAACAGTTACTGGTTCGTATTTTACACCCCAATGCATTGCACCCTCTGTATATGTATTATTTCGTATATGAACAGATGCATCTAATGGTTTACATTTTTCATATATTAAATTATTCATCTGTGACTTTGTACCAAATACTTTCCATAAATTACTCGCGGTTATCAAATTATAACGAAATGTATACCATTCAGTAGTTTTTTGTTCTGGTTGAGGCATACATTGTAATACGGCAATCTTTTCTGCCATAATAAATATGTCATTTTCTGTCATATTATTCATCTCGTGTTCTTGTTGTACCCATGAACGTCGTGGTATATCACAAATATCTAAAAATACATCTGCTGTCTTTTCGGTGAAGATTTTTATCTCCTCAAACAATAATTCCTCGTAATTTTCAATCATATCATCATCTATATTAGATGAATACAGAACATCTATATATAGCACTTCTGTTGTATGCATAATCATACCAATATAAAATTTGGGAGAAGATAATGATAATATGTTTTGTTTTATATATTCTTCCATTATGTCATATGCTGTTGTTGTTAATTCGGTAAAATCCTCTTCTGTTATTATTTCTTCATCTTCATCTTCATCTTCATCATCTTCCAAACTACTTATTTCACTATCAATACCATTATCACTTTCAGATTCAGTATATATTGGACAAGTTGATTCTATTGTGATTTCATCTATACTCTCAATACGAATCATTTGAATTGATTCGAATGATTGTGTAGAATTCGAATCAGTTTCGGGGAAAAACTCAGAATCAGTATTTTCCATTATCTATATATATTATATTATTATATCTATACCTTTACAACAAAATATATTTATCGGTTTAATTTTCAGTTGTCTTACTTGATATTTTTTCATTTGATATTTTTTCATTATTATCTGACACAATCCGTTTGGGTGTAAGTGACTTTAATGTTGATACGCGCTTTGTATCCATTATTTTTAATGTAAAATTATGGGTTAATTGATTAAAATGTAATGCTGGAATTGATATAATTTTCATTTCTTCCTTATTATATGCAACATCTTTGCTCTTGGATAACTTATTCTTATCCAAACAACTATTGAAAAAATTCTTTAATAGTTTTATATCTTTCGTTGGCATTGAATGTTGCTTTCCATATGTTTCTGCAAATAAATGGAGACGTTGTAGTTTTGCGGTTTTATCCAGTTTTATCCAATTATCACACTTATTTCGCTGTCTTTCCATATCAAGCATACTATCAATATTATCAACAGATTCATCTGTTTTATCTCCATCAGGTTTATCATTTACATCAGTATTTGATTTATCATTATTTTTTTGCTTTGGTTCTTTATCAGTTGTAGAAGTAGTTGTAAACATTATATAATGTTCTTGTCTTTATATACAAATTATACAACATTATGTTTATCTTGTTTTTATAATATATATTACACGAATGCTATACCAGAGAACCTATTACAATAATTCATTTATCTTGCTTTTATCTGGTCCATTTATATGAACAAATAGTGGGTTTCGGTTTTTATAAGTAGCTGTTTGATTTTTCCATGTAAATTCGTCCCAATTCATATCTTCTGTATTCAAAAATAATAGGTTCTCGTGGTCTAATCCAAATAACAATGGATGTTTGAAATATTGCTTTGTCCAAAATCGTTGGTCATCGTCTGCGTCATTGTATTCGTAATTTATTAAACAATGACGTAATGCCCATGCATATCCTATAAACATACCACTATTTAAATAGGGAAATTCCATAGTACGACCCGGATATTTTGATGATTCGTTCACATCTGGATGACATTGAGATTCACAACCAAATAATATTGGTTTATCTAATGTTATAAACCTCTTTATTACTTCTGTTTGAGAACCTCCATACGCCACGTCATATGCATCTGTAAATAACACAATATCTTGGGGGCGAATGTTCGGTTGAAATAAAAAATCCTTTGTTTCTCGTAATTTCACCCCGAAATTTGCCGTTCCTTCCCAACCTATCTTTCGGTTCTCTTTTAATCCCATAATTATCATCTGTTCATTCTGTTTTTTTATCCGTTCAACGATCTTGTCAAGAACGGGGTGTTGTTTTGTCGCAACAGTGATATAATATAAATTTATACCGAAATTTGACATTATAATTTATATGATAAAAAAATTCTATATTATTTTTATCATATTTGTTTTTTTCAGTTTTAATCACTAATTAATGTTAATTCACAACCTGTATCAAATCCATAAATGGTATCATCCATTTCCCAACCATTCATTCGTAATACATCTTCATCATATTCATATTCTTCATCATCTTCATCACTATCATAGTCTTCGTCCTCAACAGGTCTATAAATAAGCTGGTTTATTTCCAGTAATTCTTCTTCGGTATAACTTTCTTCATTTTTAATTTCTTCATATTGGTCACACCCGCTATTTAATTGCTCACACGAAACACCACTATAATCATTTAATATGATTGATTCTTGTTTCAATATTTCTTCTTTTTCTTTGTCTGTTAATTCTATTTCAAATGTACCCCAATAAAAGTAAGTATATACCAATAATGTTACCTTTTTTCCATTAATCTGTTTTGTCCAATGCTCTGTTTGATAGGTTGATTTCTTGTAGTCAGCAGTTATACGATATATATGACTTTCTTCGGTTTCTGCATTTTCTGTGGGTTCTTCTGTTGATACGGTAACCCCGATTAGTTCTGTTTCGGCATTTTCCGCAACTTCGGTTGTATTTGATTCTACACTTGTAAACTCCATTTTATTATAACTATCTAATTATATATTTGATGAATCAATTTTTTATGTATATAATATAACTATCAATGCCAACGCGAAAAAATATAAAATCAAAAAAATCCA